GTTGAGTCGTTAAAAATAAAAAACGTTGTACAATTAGGCGAGTATGAGTTGGCGAAAATAAAAAGCGCTAGCGACCAAAAACAAGCCATACAAAATATCGCCGAAAGTAAACAACGGGTGTTAACGAGTCAACTTCAAAATGCGCAATTACCCTTACAACGTCAAAAACTTGAAAAAGAGATTGAACAACTTCAAGCGATTACAGTAAATACAAATTTAGAAGGAGCGATAAAACAAATAGAAGTAGAACTACGTCAACAAGGTATAAACCCCAATGACCCTATATATGTAAAGAAAATATGGGAAGGTTTACAAAAGTCACCAGAATTTATAAAAAAAGGAGTAGGTAAATTATATTGGGGTGCAGAATAATTTTTAAGGGTGGTGCGTGCGCACAACGTGCGTACCGCCCGCAAAAATCACAAGCGTAGCGCGCTAGGGTCAAACGATTATGAAAACATTAGAAGAACTAACTATACCAGAAAAAAAAGGATTAGCTATATCGATATTACGAGAGGAATTCGGATTTAAATGGCTACTTATTGCACATATAATGGAGATATCAGAAAATAAATGTCAACGTTATTACAGAAAATTTCAAACAATATATAAAACCAATTAATCAAAAAAATGGGATACAGAAAAAAAAGCCGTTATGGCAGGTCAAAAGGCTACAAGTCCAAGTCAAAAGTAAGTCGGACTTATTATGTTTCACGCGGAGGTATTAGATTATGAAAAACTTATTTAACTCTATTAAACTTACAAAACCAAAACGAAATGTATTCGATCTTACACACGATGTAAAAATGTCGGGTAAAATGGGTAACCTTATGCCATGTTGTATAGCAGAGGTAGTACCTGGAGATTCGTTCACATTAGCAAGTGATGTATTTCTCCGATTTGCCCCGTTGATTGCACCAGTTATGCATCGTATTGATGTATCAGTACATTATTTCTTTGTACCAAACCGTATTCTTTGGGATGGTTGGGAAGATTTTATTACGAACACAATACCAACGGGATTACCCAAAGTAGCTGTAACAGATACATTATCAGACGATGAAAAAAAATTTTTGGATTACATGGGAGTGCCCCCCGTGCCTACTGGAGGTACTGGTACGCTTATTAATGCATTGCCTCTTGCTGCTTATCAGTCTATTTATAACGAGTATTATCGTGACGAAAATTTAGTACCAGAAGTAGATTATCATCTGACAGATGGCATTAACCCAACAACAGAATTATGTAAAATGCGCAAACGTGCATGGGAACATGACTATTTTACAGCTTCACTACCATTTGCACAAAAAGGGGCACCTGTAGATATTCCGTTAGGAGATGTTACATTAAAGCAAGATTGGTTAACAACTGATAAACCTAATTTTGTAGACCAAAATGGTGATGGTATTGCTGCTACTCAATCGGTTTATAACGTAGATGGTGGTTTTAACAATTATTCTACTACGGTTAATGGACAAACTGTAGCATACGACCCAAAAGGAACATTAGAAGTACAACCCACAACTATTAACGAATTGCGTCGAGCATTCCGTCTTCAAGAGTGGTTAGAGAAAAACGCACGAGGCGGTACACGTTATATTGAAAACATTCTTACTCATTTTGGTGTACGTTCATCAGATGCACGTCTTCAACGTCCTGAGTATATCACTGGTATGAAAACACCTGTAGTTATCTCAGAAGTATTGAATATGACAGGAGAAAGTGGGGGTCTGCCACAGGGCAACATGGCAGGACACGGCGTAAGCGTAGGAGGCGGATATACTGGCAAGTATAACGCAGAAGAACATGGTTACATTATTGGTATTATGTCTATTATGCCTAAAACCGCTTACCAGCAAGGTATCCCAAAAAATTATTTGAAAGATGATCCAACAGAGTTTTACTGGCCTTCATTTGCGAATATTGGTGAGCAAGAAGTACAAAACCAAGAGGTATACGCATATACAGGAACAGCAACAGATACATTTGGATATGTACCGCGTTATGCAGAGTATAAATTCCTTAGCAATCGCGTAGCAGGTGATTTCCGTACAACATTAGATTATTGGCATTTAGGACGGATATTTAGTTCTCAACCTACCCTTTCACAAGAGTTCTTGGAAATGGATACTGAGGATATGGATGCACGTATCTTTGCGGTAACAAGCGGAGAAGATAATCTGTATATTCAAGTATTAAACAAAATCAAGGCAATTAGACCAATGCCTGTATTTGGAACACCAAATTTCTAGTATGGGGCGCTGTATAAGTCCATTTCTTAAAAAAGAAGGTCATATATGGTTACCATGTGGGAAATGCTACGAGTGCAAAGCTCGTAGAGTATCGGGATGGTCTTTCCGATTAATGAAAGAGGCGGAGGTATCTACTTCCGCCTTTTTTGTAACTCTTACATATTCACCAGAAAAAACCCAAATAACACCAAAGGGGTATATGACACTTAATAAAAGAGATTTACAGTTATTTATGAAACGTTTGAGAAAACGAAATAAAGAAAAGTTAAAGTATTATGCAGTAGGAGAGTATGGAGGTAAAACAGATAGACCTCATTATCATATAATATTATTTAACGCAGATGTAGAAACAATAGAGCCAGCATGGGAGTTAGGACATATTCACGTTGGACAAGTAACAGAAGCATCAACAGGGTATACGTTAAAGTATGTATCAAAAGAAGGTAAAATACCAAAGCATATAAACGATGATAGAGTACCAGAGTTTAGTTTGATGTCAAAGAAAATGGGAGCAAATTATTTGACTCCACAGATGTTAAGATGGCACAAAGAAGAAAACGAGGTGATCAACCGCAGTTATTGTAATTTAAAAGATGGTAAAAAGATAGCTATGCCCCGTTATTACAGAGATAAAATATATGACGAATTAGAAAAATTTCGGATACAAAAACACATGGAAAGGCTAGAAAGTGGAAAAGATGTTAATAAGTCAAGAGAGAAAATTTTGGAAGAGATGCAAAAAGAGGACGTAATTCGTACTCATAAAGCCATAAAGGCACAAAAAGACCAAAGATTTACAACAATATGAAAGTTATTTCACTACTTAACAAAAATGAAAGGAAGAGCAAAGGTCAGACCTTTACGCAACCATCACTTACAGTTCCCGACCAAACTATGTCAATGCGGACAATTCTCGATAGGTACGCAAAAGGGCTACCTGTCGCAGGTAGCAAAGAAGCCATTTGGGATGAGGATGAGTCATCAAATGGTATAAATCCAAGAACATTGGATTTGGTAGATTTTCAGGAATTGAAAATGAAAAACAAAGCCAAAATCGAAGATTTGGAAAAAGAGGTTAAAAAACAACGTCAATCTAAACAAACCAATCAGGAACCCGAAGGGCACTAATATACCTTGATATATTAGTGCTGATTGACACCAATCAGTAAAAACAAAAACAGAAACATGGGATTTGGAACCGACATAGCATCACAAGCCATAGGCGCTGGTATTGGTTTTGGGTTAGAACAAGCACAAACCAAACAACAAAGGAAATGGCAGTTACAAGATTACGAAAGGCAAAAAGCTGATCAGCGTGAATTTTGGGATATAACCAATAAATATAATTCACCTGAGGAACAAATGAACCGCTTAAGACAAGCTGGATTAAACCCTAATTTAGTATATGGGAAAGGAGCAGATGTAACTGCGCAAGCATTATCAGGACCTACACTAGGAAACGCACCGAGAAGTAATTTTAAAATTGATCCAAATATGATTGCAACTGCAAAGCAATTTGGTCAGCAATTACAAATGCAAAAAGCACAAACAGATAACGTATTAGCAGATACACAAAATAAAGTATTAGACCAAGACTTAAAAAATGCTCAAATAAATCAGACTAACGTACAAACTGCAAACATTGCACAAAATACAGCGACTTCTGAATTTCAATTACAACAAAGTCAAGAGTTAAAAGATAGTGTATTACAAAAGGCGCAGCTTGAAAATGAGTCGTTAAAAATAAAAAACGTTGTACAATTAGGCGAGTATGAGTTGGCGAAAATAAAAAGCGCTAGCGACCAAAAACAAGCCATACAAAATATCGCCGAAAGTAAACAACGGGTGTTAACG